GAATGTGGTCGACAAGTTGGAGCCCGGGCACGAACTCGTCAGAGAATGGATCAAGCCAAACAAGGACGGTCACGTCCGCTTCAAGATCGGTGACAACTGCACGAACCTCTGGCGACACATGACGCGCTACGCGTACGCGCCACGCGAAGGGAAGACCGCCGAACGCCATGGCCCCGGAGAGAAGGTTGCCGAAAAGTACAAGGACGGATGCTTCGATCACGAAACTGAAATACTTACAGAACGCGGTTGGAAGTATTTCCGCGATCTCTCTCGGACAGAATGTGTGGCAACACTGAATCTCCGGACACGACACGTGGAGTTCCAACTGCCTTCTGCCTGGCAAGCATATCCGTACACGGGTCGCATGATCCGATGTGACACTCCCACACTCGACCTCTGCGTTACGCCGGATCATCGCATGCTCGTGTTTCCGCAATCATACAAACTGCGTTTCCGCCACGCAGAAGATCTGCTCCGTCAGGACACGATCCCCATTGCATCACGCGGGGTTTGTCACGACGGGCCAACACACGTCGAGTTGTGGCCCGGACACAGTGTATCCTCGGAGGATTGGGCGGAGTTCATAGGCTGGTATGTTGCAGAGGGAAGCGCAACAGGAACACGAGGCGGCAAGATTCAAGTGCCGGGACGCGGCTATTCGGTCTTCCTCTCACAATCACAGGAGGCCAACCCGGAAAAATGCGATCGCATCGCAGCGCTCTTGAACCGCCTCGCCTTTCACTGGAACTACAAGGGCAACCGGGTATTTTCGATCTCCAACAAAGCCCTGTGGGAGATACTCTTTCCCCTGGGTCACAGTGAGGAAAAGTTCATCCCGCGCCACATTCTCTCCATGCCGCACCCCGCACTCACACGTTTGTGGGAGGCAATGTTGCTCGGTGATGGGTCGCGTGGATGCTACACAACGACATCACAACGGCTCGCGGAGGACGCAACAGAACTGCTTGCGAGGATCGGCAAGGCATGTTCATTCTCTACCAGGATGCCGAAACACGGTGTGATCAATGGCAGAACGGTTCGCGCCAAACATCTTCAGTACATAATCGCCGAACGGCAGGATTCCGTTGCGTCCATCACGAACGGCAAGAAGGAATATCTCTGTCATGAGCAAGAGTACAATGCAATGGTCTATTGCGTCACGGTGCCAAACTCAACGCTTCTCGTGAGGCGCAACCACAAGACAATGTTCTGTGGAAACTGCGACACGGTGCGCTATCTCATGATGTACCTGAAAGGACCGAAGGATGAACCTCCTCCCGCTGACAAACTTCCCGAGCACTACGAAATGTACGGCGCAAACACTTCGGACGACGTTAGGGTCGTCAATAGTCTCGATCCATTCAGCGCGTGACCTTGAGGAAATCCAGAAGACTCTGCCGTCCCGCTTCCGAATCAGGATCTCCGCGGCGAATATGGCGCGCCTCAGTCTTCGACAAATAGTGGTGTTCAATACAGCCGCCGCCGCGTTCGTTGCGTGGGCGACGACGATGAATTACCGTCTCGCCGTATACCGTGACACGAACACGGGGGACGCAATACCGCTTGATGAAGAATACCCGGGCGCCGAGATCGTTGAGCCGACAACACAAGACGTGATCCTGGAAGGAAGACTCCAGTAATGGCCACTGTGCATGTCATACCGCTGAACGACCTGAAAGAACACGTCCAGGAAAGCACGTGCGAGTGCGGGCCCCAGGCAAAGATCGTGGAAGGAGGCATGGTCATTACGCACATGGCGTTCGATGGACGGCATTTGGTTGAACAGGCAGAAGAGTTGCTTCACCAATCCACATCTACACATTCACATCTACACACAGGAGGTATCATGGCAGTCCGTGCAAAGTTTTTCGTTGTGAAGGTCAACAAGAACGAAGACGGCAGCGGCACCGTCTTCCTTTCGCCGGTCTCGGCGGGGAGCAAGGAGAACGACGAGTTCTACCAACTCACCCCGGGGGGAACGATCGAGTTGCAGACGGTCAACCCCGAGGCGATCGCGCAGTTTGAGGACGGCAAGGAGGTCTTTGTCGACTTCACCGAGGCGCCGAAGGAGTAATGATGGACGCGTACACCACAACCCGGGTGCAGGACGCGATTGCGAATCACGCGATCCCGCGCCCGGAGTTGCTGGACTTCTCGGGATCAGAACTCTACGAGATCCAGGGGACGGAGCGGATCATTCAGGACGACTACTCTCGTTCGTTCCTGAAAGAACTATTCAGCAGCGATTCCCGTCCGCGCTTTGTGATGGCGTCGCATCCTGCTGCACTGAAACTGATCCAAACGGCATTCGGGACGTTGAAGATAATCGAAGATCCCCACACCCCGCGCGATAAGGTGTACACGATGAGCGGCATACGTGGAGCACTCGCTCTCCGCCAGGAAATGGAGACGCCATTTCTCAAGTTGATCTCCGAACTTGAACCCATCGGAAGACCGGAAGTCCCGTATCTCATGGAGCACATCCAGTGACGGCGCTTGCACATCTCGAGAAGGAAATAGAGAAGATTCGAGCGACAAGACCACAGAACAAGTTTGTCGCAATCCTGGCGGGTTATGACATCATCGATGACATCAATACATTCGTGAAGAATTATCGTCCGATCGACGTGAAGGACGCCTATCGGTTTCTGGATTGTGGGTACACCAGTACGCCCGTGTTCGACAAGTCCAAACTGTTTCCCCACGGCTCACACCTTCTCGGCGTGATCGAAACCGACGATCCCGCCACTCCCTACACTCTCATCATGCGGAAGGAACACCAATGATCCACTTCACAGATCCACGAACACCCGGGTTCAAGAGCGAACACTGGACGGACATCCAGGACAATCCCGCTGGCGGCGTCAGCATGGGGGTGGGGTTCGTTATCAGCTGGCAGAACGGACCACTGGGAACGGACAAGTTCCGTAAGGAACCCAACGGCGCATTTGTCGAGGATGTGATCTCCGCAGTTCTTGACCGGATCAGTTTCTATCAGGCGAGTCCTTTTCGGTGTGAGGAGAACGAGGAAGCCCTGACGCATTTGAAACTCGCACTTGAGGCCCTGCACCATCGGACCGCGAAGCGGGAAGAGAAGGGCGTCGAGGGAACGCACGAACTGTGAGGGAAGATCCTGCTGACCGGTTCAACCTTCAGTTATGGGCGATGCGTCACGGCTGGCTCACGTTTGAGATCAGTTTCGTTTGCCTCCGGCACGAGATGAAAGCGAGAAGAGATCCCCAAACGATTGTGCAGCAATCCGGGATTCACCTGAACGCTTCGTACCACGTCTTTGTCGACGAGATTCATGAGACGATCCGATTCTATCAGGACCCGCAAGCGTTACAAAGATTTCGCTTGACAGTGGACGATGGCGCGCGTATATTCCAACCCGGCAAGCGAACAGCAACAGAGATTGAACACACATGATCCCCATGTGAACTGCCTGAACGGGCGCACCTGTCTCGCTTGCCAAAGTGGACAATCGGTGTGCAGCTCGGGCGGGTGGTTCGCATGGGGATTTTCTATGAAGGACCATCACCGTGAGTATTCACGCCGCAAGTTGGGCACTCGATCAACCAGTCTTTCCGTCTGCATGTAAGTTCCTCCTGTTTTGTATTGCCGACAACGCCGACGAGAATAACCTTGCCGTCGTGGATCCCAATGCACTGGCGGTGAGGGCGGGACAGACACCGGAAGAAGTCAAGGTCAACATCGAAGAGTTGGAAAAACTCGGTCTCATTACGCCGTCAGAAATCCCGGAGGACATGCGAGATCTGTACCGCGCCGGCTATGTCGGCATTCAGGTTCTTGCGCCGCATGAGGAGGCAACAGCATGAGCATCGATGCAATCCGTTGGGCTTACAAAACCCCACTGAAAAAAGCGAGCGAACGCCTTCTCCTTGTGTCGCTTGCTGACTACGCCGACGAAGACGGATTATGTTTTCCCTCCATCACCACGCTTGTGCGCAAAACACTGATGAATAAGAGAACGATAGTTGCAGGACTCATCGCGCTGAAAGAGGGGAGATTCATCAAGGATACGGGCGACAGAAAAGGCCGAACCAGGTCGGTGATTGTGTACAAAGTCAACAACGAAGCAGGTGCAAAAATGCACCCGCTTGACGAACGGAAGCAGGTGCAGAAACGTACCGGAAGCAGGTGCAGTTTTGTACCAGAAGCAGGTGCAGTTTTGTCCACTATAACCATCAATGATCCATCACTGAATCACCAGAGTGAAGTAGTAGCAATCCCGCAATCTTTGGACACGCCCGATTTCAGACAAGCATTCACGGCATGGGTTACCTACCGGAAACTCCCTCCCGTAAGTCAGGATGCGTTACTGAGAATGTCGCTCAGGCCGGGTCCGGCAGTTGCAACAAGGGCAATCCAGCAGGCTATCGCCGGCCAGTGGCAGAATGTTCGCTTCGAGGATTATTCGGGAGGGACGAAAGGACAGGACTTCCTTCGCAAAAGTTTTTCTCACATGAAAATGTGTCGCGTTCACCATCACGAGTTCGATACACGCATTCACGGATCACTGTGTCCCATTTGCTACCCGGATAAGGAAGTAACCAACAACGTACAGGTGAAATCGCTGGTCGCGGAACTCGCCGCGGGGATTGGAACGGTGGCAAAAGCGCCGGTAGATTCCACCTGAGTGATGCGGGCATTTGCGTTTGTCCCAGGAGGAAAGTATCTTCTCACAAAGAGGAACATCAACTCAATGGCCGAACTTCAATCAATGGGCGATTTCAAGTCTGGTGTGCTGAACACCCAGAGCGGAGTTTCCCAATTTTCCAACCTCCCGTACAACCTTCAGGATAATAACGATCGGCAGACGCTGACGAGTCTGATCCAGAAATGGATCACGGACGCCGATAGCGTGCACCGCCAGTATTGGCCGGAGTGGGATGAGGTTGACGATCGGCTGAACAGCGCCCGCATTCCGGTGGGATTCACGACGAAACACGCGGAACAACTCGCGGCCGTGAACAATCCCAAGTTGCAGTCCAGGAAGACCAGGACGATGCGGTCCTTTGTCACCGTGAATCGTACGCGGCCGAACCATGAGAGCACGATCGGAGAGTTCATCTCCATCCGACGTAAGTTGATGTTGAACGCGACGAACCCCACGGACCGCAACCGCGCCCGGGTGATGCAGAAACGCATTGAATACATCGAACGCACAGAGATGTTGCCGGACGAGATTTATTTTCCGGCAATGGATGGGGCCTGGGCGAAGGGACTCCACTGGATCGGCGTCACGTACAATCCCTTCGCCCGCGGGATGCGCGGTCGGTTCGATGTCACGGAAATCAACGTGCGCGATATCCTCCTGGATCCCGGGACGCGCGGACACTTCATGCAGGAGAAGGAGTATCTGATCCATCGGTATAAGATGCCGATCGAAGAGGCCAGGGTTCACATGCGCCGCTATCCACTCTTCGATGCAACTTCCCTGGGCGCCGACAATGAGTACGACGAACCATACCAGCGGCGCGACAACATGCCACGCAGTGAGTATGCGACCTTCTACCATGTCGAGTTTTTCCGCAAAGAGCCGACGTACTATGCAGCCGATCCGAACACGGGTGGTATTCAGCGTATCGGGCGCGGCCTCTACGATGTGCTTAACGCTGATCCGAGGATGGCCGGAGTTGTGTTCGAGGGTGAGCAGGAGGAAAATTACTACGTCGCCCTCTACAACTCTGATCAGGGTGTGTTCCACTTGCAAAAAAACGTCTTCGACGCATGGACGCGGATACCTCTCGTCAACATGGCCACAGACTCAAGGGTCTATCCACTCGGAGACGTGCAGGTCTACGCGTCGCTTGCCGATCTTCTTGACACCGTTGTGACGGTCTTCCTCCAAAACGCGAAGCGCACAAACAAACCGATCGCCGATGTGGACGAAGAGATGTTCGAGGAATATCAGTCGTACATCGATGAGGTCCTTGAATCGGGTGGAGCTGCGCCGGGTATCAAAAACATTTTTAACGTGCAACCGATCAATTCCCACCTGGTGATGCTCATTCCGTGGATCATGGGATGGATTCAAGACACCGTATCAAGACACTCGGCGTCACAGGGACAACTCCCGGCGAAACAGATTGCAAAGGAAACGGTGGAGTTGATGATCCAGCGGGACCGCGTCGCGCACGGACGGAAGGATGTGACACTCCGGTGGATGCTCACGCAGTTGGCGCGGATTCTCGCGCGTGGCATTACGATCTTCGACAAGGACCCGGACTTCTTTCAACTCACCGATACGGGCCCCGGCGAGATTGACTATGTGCCCGTCAACCAGGTGTGGACGGAAGCGGAGTACATCACGCAACTCGCGTTGATGGCCGGGTTGCACGTTCCCGAGCCTCCACAATTGGATCGCCTCCCGCAGCAGGTCCACAATCTGGCAACGACACAGTACGGTCAGGAATCGATTGCCTTTGAAGAGGCAATGTACAACATCCGTCGGCGTTTTGAGCAGGACAACGATGTGAAGTCGGTCCCCCAGGAAGGCTACATCATCGAGGGACGAGAATATACGGACGACGATGTTGTGTCCATGCTGGAAGAGTCGGGTCTGTCCTGGGAGGAATTCAACGCAACGTACCAAGTCCAACGGGGCAACATCCAGGTATATCTCGTCAATCCGTTCGATGAGGATCTTGAGTACAACATCGAATACACCGTTGACACCGATTTCCAGAACGATCCCGAGTTCAAGACGAATCAGGCGCTCCTTCTCAACGCACGCGGCGCCATGGGCAAGTTGGACATGCTCAAGCAAATGAACGTGCCCGATGCGGACGGTATCCATCGACGAGCGCTTGAGGAGAACGAAGCGATCCAGATGGCAATGGCGATCGCAGAGCATCCCGAACTCAGGGACCAATTCCTTGCACTGATCCAGGGCACAGCCAGTGCAGCGGCAGGCAAGAATGGCAAGACGAAGAAACCCGCGACGGCGCAATGACCGAAGCGGATATACGTCGCCGTCTGTTCATTAACTTCTACGACCAGTGTTGCACGCACACGCGCACGTACAAGGTGCTCTTCCCCCGGGCACCGGAGGCGGGCATCCCGACAGAGATCGAGGAGTTGGTGAAGATCGATAGGGAGCAGGCCATGTATGTGCATCACGAAGCGCACGAAGTCGAACGGGCGGTGAAGAGAGTCATAGAAAAAGTTTTGTCGCTCACACAACCAGTAGAGGTGGAACCGTAGTGAACACACTGATCCTTACCATCGGCCTGCCGAAGTCCGGGAAAACCACATGGGCGCGCGAGCAGGGTGCGCCGAACAAAGTCATTCATTTAAGTTCACCAAAGATTCACCATCCCATTCACCATTTTTTCACCATCCGTTCACCACGTCCACGATTCGAACGGATGGCAAAGCAACATGAGGGCTTGACGCCGGAGGAAACGGAACACGAGTTGCCCTAACTTGACAGTGGCAGAGAATCGGCGTATGTTTGCATCAGATCGCGGGATAGTTCAGTTGGCAGAACACCGGAGTCATAATCCGAAGGTCAGGGGTTCGATTCCCCTTCCCGCTACTCACAACAAGGAGGTCCATCATGGCAGGTCCGAGCGGTGTTGACATTGCAACCGGCAGGGCGCCGGGCAAAACAGGCGGCAACTCCCAGGAAACGGGATCGGCCATTCCCGTCAGGACACAGGACGCCGGGAAACTCCACAAGAAGATCGACATGAATCCCGTGAACCCCGATGCTGGTCTGAACGATCAGTACCAGCCGTATGTGGACGGCAAGGCCAAGCCCAAAGTTCCATTCATGGGCGGCGGCGATCACTCGACACCGTAAAGGAGGGAGCAATGCCAGGCAAGGAAATAAAAGCGGACACGACGCCCATCAATCCAACGCAGGGTGAGATGACACCTATCAATCCCACGCCAGGGAAGAAGACGCAAGTTCGCATGACGGATGGCGTCCCGACGTATGACCGCCATGAGCGGATGCAGGAGGATGGGACCGTGAAGCGTCATTCAGAACGACCGAAAAGGTACTGACGTGGGAAAAGTCGAAAAGGTCATGGGGGAATACGGGGAAGGAAAGTTGCACTCGAGATCCAAGAAGGGGCCCATCGTCACATCGCGCGATCAGGCCATTGCGATTGGCCTCAGCGAAGCACGGAAAGCGGGAGAGAATGTTCCGGCGAAAGCGAAACGCAAGGTCCACCACTCGCCCACGATGACAGAAATCGACAATCACAAGACGCACACTGTCAATGGCCAAGTGATGGAGCATGCTTCTTGCTGACCGATCACTGCCTGAACAAACTGATGAGCGATCTTCGCGAACGTCTCGCGTCGGATCCCGGGTTGTCGGATGATGTGAGTTTTGGTTGCACGTTTTTTTCCAAGCAGGGTGGCCTTGCAGGTGATGTGGAAATCCACAAACGCCTAAGCCCCCCGAAGAGCGTTTCAGAAACAAGGCCAGCGTAAGAACTTCCCGGTAACGGGATCTATTCTCACAAGCCTTGAATGTCACGGTACAGACCGCGACGTTCAAGGCTTTTTTTATTCACCGATCGGCAGGGCACACGCCTTGACCGGAAAGGAAAAGTCGTCATGGCAGAATCAACAATGCTGGAAGAGTCGCAAACCGAAGTTGGCGCGAACAAGGGCGTCCCCGGAATGGTGAAACCCTCAGACATCATCGCGGCCGAACAGAGACGTCTTGCCGGCGGAGGGCAACCCTCCGCACCAGGTGCACCGCCAGTTCCCGCGGCACCAGGCGCACCGCCTCCCCCTCCTGCAACACCGCCAGGGCCGGGAGATCTCACGGTCAACCATGACGAGTTGCTTCAGAAGGTGGAGAAGGGCGAGGCGTTATCGGATGATGAGAAGGCCATCCTCGCCATCATGAAGAAGGAAGTGGAAACTGGGTCAGAACCGCCCGCACCTGGGGCAGCCCCCGGCACTCCGGAACCGAAGTACAAGATTGGCCAGCAGGAGTTCACGAAGAGCGAACTTCTGACCAAGATCCGCACGGAGGAGACGGAACTTGGGGACCTGAAGATCACGCCGGCCACAGAGGAAAAGATTTTGCAGTGGTACGTGAAGTCCCAGAACCGTACCGAGCAGCAACGCTCAACCCAGGCAGAGTCGGAACGTCTGGCGCACGAACGGAAAATCCAGAGCGAGAAGGAAATCCAACTCAACACGGAGCGGGCACGTCTCGAAGGGGAAATCTCAGCAATCACCAGAGAGCGGAAGAGTCTCGCGGACGAAAAGAAAGTGTTGACGGCGACACTCGCAACGCCGGTGAAAGCGGAGGAGATCGAGGACGCTCAGACCGGCAAGATCAACCACGAAAAGAACGCGCAGTTTCTCGAACAGCGCGCCGCGACGAAACGCCTTCAGGCGATCGCCGCGAAGGAACAAGAACTTACTTCATCCGAGGCCGAACTTTCATACAATCGATTCAAGACCACGGTCCATACGTTTGTTGCGGCGAACCCGCAGTATGGAACGAAGGAAGAGGTCTTCACTGTATGGGACAAGGTTTCGAGAGGCGAGGCCGTAGATCCCGAGGACGAGTTGAAGGTTCAGGAACTCGACCGGATCTTCGTGGAATCTTTGAACAGGAAGATTCCAGCGGAGAAGGTCTTCGCCTATTACCAAAAAGCAAACCAGCTTGCGATCAAACCTCCGGCACAGTCCGGCAACGGTCGCCCAGGCGCACTACCCCCTGAGCCGAAGCCAGCCAAGACAGCAGCAGAGATCATTCGTGCGCACAAGCAGCGCGCGGCTCTCGCCCCTCCCGGAGCACCCGGGGGAGGCAACCAGCAGCGCGGCGGCGGCGTGGAACGAGCGGCAGAACACATCGTGAAGGCCGACGCGAAAGCGCTTGGACGTGAAGATGATCAGTTTCTGAGCACTGAACTTGGTTATTCTCACTGATCAATTAGGCGGAGGATACACCGATGGACGTACCCATTGTATATTACGATCGACCGATTGACTCGACCGCAGGGACGGTGATCAATGTCGACTTCAGTGCCGACTTGACCTTGCAACATGAGTCAGAAGTGCCGCTCATCACGCTTCTCTCGAAGTTGAAGACGGCGCGAACTCAGACCAACGAGTTCAAGTTCGCAGTTGGACGATTCGCACCGCGAACGTCCGCAGCAGCAGCAGCGGTTCTCGCCGGCGCAATCGGCGCGACAGCAGCTCTCACCGTTACCGCTGGGCATGGCGTCTATTTCGTTGCGGGAGACGTTATCGAAACGCCCGAGGACAACAACGACGCAACACACACCAACCAGTTGTACATCCAGTCGATTGCAGGCGACGTGCTGACGGTACGCGCCTACGATCCTGCGACGTTCGGCGTGGCGGCCATCGATCTTGCCGCTGTGGTGCGAAGGATTTCCTCGGGCATGATCGAGGGATCCAGCGGTCGGGCATCCAGCCAGACCGTGCCCACCGTGTACAACCAGTTCTGCCAGTCCTTTGAGGATTACTTCGATGTAACACGCGTCCAGGCGGAAAACCGGAACTACACGGGTCCGGAGCGCACGCGCCTGCGCGAGGAAGCGCGCAAGAAGCACGCCGTGGATATGGAATACGCGGCGTTCTTCGCAAAGAAGGTCAAGGACACCACGACGCCCGGCAAGCCCCGTTACCAGATGGACGGGTTGTTGGCACAGATCGTCACCAACAAACTCGCGTATGGCGCCGCGCTTGCCGATACGGAGTTGTACGACTTCATGACCGATGTGCACAACCCGAGGTATTCGGGTGGGAACAAGCGCATGGTCCTGTCGAGTGGCGATTTGTTGGGCTCCGTCAACAAACTCGCGACCAGTGCCATTCGGATCACCACGCGGGACACCACATGGGGGCCGAACATCACGGAGGTCCAGTTCGCCGGCAAGATCTGGCAGTTCATTGAGACGCCAGCTCTGTCCGAAGCCCGTCCCGGTTGGGGCGCCGTCGTCCATCCGTCGTACATGCGGAAGCGCGACCTCATCCCGACCATGTACGAGATGAACGTCCAGAATCCCATCGATAAGTTCTACAAGGATGGGTTCTACTCGGTGTGGGCCTTTGAAGGCCGACTCGAGGAGGTGTTCGGACTGATCACGCCGTAAAGGTGGGATGTGAGATCGTGAGCGGGTGCGTTACCCGCTCACTCTTTCTTTTCTTCTATTCATCTGAAAGGAAAATCTTATGGCAGCGTCTCTCTATGTAGTGCTGGCGTCGTATTATTCCAATGCCCGTTACCCGAAACTGGGGTTGCGTTTCCGCGGCGGTCGTTGCCAGATCCTCCGGCAGGATCTGGAAAAACTCCAAAAGAAAGCGGGCAATTTGTGGGGCAGGGAGTTTGGCATCCTGGGTGAGTTCACAAATCTGCCCCGTAGCGGCGGTGTTGTCGTCGTGCGGACATCATCATCGTCTCCCGAAAACCCCCGGAACCTCGTACAGACGCCAGGTCCGGCAGACAAGGAACTGGAAGAGCCGGGCGGTCCGGTTCTCCCGTAATTCGATTCGGGCAGCAGATACCATTACAATCAAAAGGAGTCAGCAACCATGAAAAATTTCAAGTGGGTGTTCGCCGCTCTCGTCGCGGTGGCGATGTTGGTCGGCGTGGTATTCAAGGATGTGTTCGCCACTGAACGCACAGTACCGTACAAACGCGTTGTTTCCGGCGGCAAGGCATTCCTGCAATTCAACACTACTTTTCGGGCAAGGACGACGGATACACTGTTCCTTGCTTTCAGGATTGACGCGACGCTTAACCCGTGCGACACGACACTGTTTTTGCTGAATGTCCGAAGCGCGAAGGCTCACGCCGACTCACAATTCAACATCGGCGTTCGGTACAGTTTCAGCACCAACGGTGTGACGTGGAGTTCGCCGGTGACAATTGGGACGGATAGCACGACATGGGCAGCCACAGCGGGAACCTCCTTCTCACAAGCGACGGTTCGCTTTGGACAGGTCCTGTACGGTGGGTGGCAACCATTCATGCGAGTCACAGTTGTCGGTCTCGGCACCAATAAGGTGGGCGGCAAGGTGGCCGTGGATATGGTCGAACAGTAGTCAGGTCCTCTCACAATGTTATGCGGGCGGTTGGTCCGATCTCGCCTCTGTGCCCAACAGTCAGCTTGATCCCTCCTCATCTGGATCAGTCGCCCGCGCTTTTAGTAACAACGGAGGACATGGCACGTGACCACGGAAAAACTTGTCGGCTTGCTGGCCGCGTATAAGAGTTTCGGCGGGACAAAGGTACAGTTCTCTCCCGACGAAGTGATGTTCGCCGGGACGCATGCGCAACTCTTCATCCTCTCCAATCTCAGGCTCCTTGAGCAGACGGTACAACTCGCACTTGCCGCAGCGCAGGAACGGTATTACTTCACTCCTGTTGTTATCACGGGGATCGCAATCAACCTGGCGGGCAATGTCGTTCTCACCTTTGCCGACCACGTCTTCCATACGGACGATGAAGTAGTGATCGATGCGTCAACAATGCGTCGCTACATCGTTGGAACCGTTACACCCACGACGATCGAACTGCTTGACTCTTCGGTCACGGGGACGATCCTGGTGATCGGGAATACTGTCTATCACGGCCTGTATGCAGCCGTACAGGTTCTGGACGACGGGATCCTGAAAGTATCGGCGGCAAGCGGTCCGCAGACGGGGACATTGGAGAAGGCGACAAAGGCTATGATCGAGCTGGAGCGGGAAGGATTCACGGACAAATCTCCCACGAGGGAAGTCATTCGTTTCTACCAGGAGTTCACCGATCCTCTCACGATCGGCGTTCAGGGGATTCCCCAGGAAGCCATCAAGACAAGAGTATCGTTCCAGCGTCGGCCCCTCCCGATGGAGAAGGTATCGCTCACGGTCAACCCCATGGTGCCGTACACCCACGACTACCTCTTAATCGTTGCAACACGCTACTTCATGTACGATTTCCACGAGGAAGAGAAAGTCAACGACGGTGCCGCGAACGAACTCAAGAAACTGAACGGGATGATGGAGGCTGTGCGAAATCAGCAGGGTAAGGCACGACTTGCGCGCAAGACCGGCGGCAGTTCATTCAAATTTGAGTAGGCATGGAAACCGCACAGAACATACTATTGCAGATCGTCCAGATCATTGATCCGACCACGAAGGACGATCAGATTTTCCAGGATGATGAGTCGGGCGCGCTCATTGATTCCACGACGAACGCAACACCGATCGTCGTCACGACGCAGACGGCGCACGGTTTGCGCACTGGTTACCGGGTTCACATCAAGAACCACCTCTCGAACACGGCTGCGAACAATACCCAGGCAAACCCGAATTGGCGCGTCACCGTCCTTACGGCGACGACGTTTAGCCTTGACGGGAGTGTGGCGAATGGCATTGGCGTGAATACCGGCGTTGTCGTTGCTGCTTTGGTGGGTGCGGTGGATGGGGACAAATATCCACGCCAAAGGCATTTGCATGCGTTCAATCAGTCTCGGATCGCCCTGATCAACGCCATCACCCAGGAGTACAAGGTGAGTGACCGCGCGTACGCGATCTCGGGTGCCATCGTCACAAAGTCGGATCTTGCATTCGCTGGCGGTGTCGCGACACTTCCGGACGGGTATCTCGAGGCGATTTTGCTCACAGCACTGAGTGGATTGAAGATCAGCGTTCACCCGGTGAGTCTGATGGAAGTGACCAGGGAGAGAGACAGCGCGGTCAATCCCATCGTCTATGAGGATGGAACAAATTTCCGAAGTGTTCATTCAAACACCTTCATCGCGGACGCTGCTACGTACATCCTCCGGTATTACGGCATCACGGACTTCAGCCTGGACGACATCGTTATTGGCGTTGCGGAGGAGGTATTCAACCGGGAGTGGATCAATAACATCATCGAACTCGCCCAGATGGTCATTCGTCAGACAAGCAGCGTAGAGGTCAATGCGCTTGCCCGGGAGTTGGTCCGCGGGAAGCAACGGGGGACCGCATGAGGCCGGAGATGAGTCCCCTTTGGAAACACGTACCGAACGCCGCGGTTGACGAGAACGGCGTTATCACCGAATATCCCTACTGGCGCGTTGCGAAGTCAACAACGATAGCAGGGGCATCCATGTGCAGGACCTGTGGCGCCGAACGCGTATGGGACAACGTCAACGGGAACCGCATTTGCCGGACATGCGGAAGGGATGTGAACTATGGCACTCAGTAAGATCTGGACGGCAGAAAAGGGATTCAACGAAATCCGCGGGCAACTGAAGGAAGTGGATGATGTTGTTTTCGCACAGCGGTTCGAGCGGATGAACCTGGCACAGTATGCTGTGGCGTCGCAGTTCTACCCCTTGATGCAAAGTGCGTACATGACACAGAAGATCGTTATGGACGACCAGACGGGAATTTTCGGCGCGGGGACCTGGACGGTAGCCACACGGAGATTGGAACTGCTCGTCTCGAGTGCTCCATTTGTCACGACCGACATCGGGAAGATTGTCGTCTTCTACATCGGCACGGACTTCTTCCTGGGGATCATCGAAACCGTCGTCTCTGCCACGACGGTTGTCCTGCGCGGGAGTCCATTTCCGGCAAGCGACGATGCGGTGGACAGCGCCATCATGGTTGCGAGTTCCACGACCAACGATTACATCGAGTTGAGCACCCTTGATCCGCCCATGATGCGGACGGGCGAACAACTCAATTTGGAACTGTCCTCAACGGCGACGAAGACGACGGAGGGTGTGAGCATCGAGGACTTGCGGACCTTCCAGCCACAAGGCCCGAAGAACCTTACCCGCATTGTGTTCTGTTTGATTGGAGAGCGGGTCGAACTTGGAAAGGGTGGGGATCTACCAAGTTACCAGACCCTCACACTGCACTACCCCCGGGTTCCGATCGCCCTTGCAGCCGACGGTGACTATTGGGATATCCCCGATGGGCCGCCCATGAGCCTTGCACTGCTCTTTCTCAAGAAACTGATCGCGCCCAAGGTGGATATGCCGGCGTATCAGGCAGAGGCGGCCACAGCGGTGCAGAGTGTGCTCACGATGTACGGCGTCAAGGCAACCTTGCAGGAGATCAAGAAGAAAGTTGAAGCGTTCACCTAATGGGACAGCGGTTCATCATCTCACCGCCCGAGCCGCCGCCGGTACCAACGCCGCCGCTCATCACGATCTGCGTGTGCATGGCCGGCAAACTCGGAGGAGGCTTTGCAACCATCGTGTGGGCGACCAACATCCCGTCGACGTCACAAGTGAAATGGGGAACGTCACCGGGCGTGTTCGACCGGGAGACGGTTGTGGATACGACACTCACGAAGTGTCACCAGGTGATCCTCTTGCAACTTCCCATTTCCTCCACGATCTACTTCAAGGTCGTGTCGACAACACCAACGGGAGGATTTGCAGAACAAGAATGCGACTCATTCACCACAGGGCAGGATTTCGACATTCTCGTTTCACCGCTGTACGACTTTGCCGTGAGCAAAACACCGGTACATCACGTCGCACTTTCAGAGCATCTTGTGGAACGCGAGACAGCGATTGATACTGAACCGGACGCAGACGCTGAGATGATCGTCACGCAAAGCGTGAACGCTCTGGCCGTGGATCACTCCGAAGCAATGGAGTCATTGCCCGGCATGGCATTCGAGTTGTCCATCACGCTGAACGTCACGGGCGCCTCTCACCCCGCGTCACCGATCAGGATTACGACCTCCGGCAATCACGGTTTCCTGACGGGCGATACGGTTGTGATTGCCAATGTTGGAGGGAACACGAATGCGAATGGGACCTGGACCATCACGGCGATCGCAGCCACCACATTTGATCTGGACGGTTCCGCAAGCAACGCAGCCTACACCAGCGGCGGGACAGCAAAGAAAATAATCACGGGGTGATAGTCATGATCGAACACATACTTGAGCGCATATTTGTTGCCTGGGAAGTTGATCCGTGGCTTCCGAAGTATCCGACGCTGTTTTCCCACCTTCCGCACATCGCAGGCGGCGAGGCAGTTGCGTCGTTCTTCTTTGTGATTGGCTTCCTCTTTGGGATGCCAATAGAGATTGCCCGACTGATAGGATCGGGATTGTGTACGGCTCTCTTCGCCTACGTCGAGTTCAGCACGGCGGCGAAGAAAAAGAATTGGTACGATTCCATGTTTGACCTTGCGCAGTATCAATCCCATTGGGGATTGACACTCATGATCGCCCAGGCACCGTGGGCCGCGCTCTACTATGTGGCATACGCAGTGGCTTACTTCATCATCCTCATCAACAAACCAAAACCGAAGAGTGTACAATGAAAACGATCCATCGGGAAATCACGATCGGCAGGGGGGACATTGAACTTGAGTATGAACTGCTTCTGGATGGTCGACTCATCAAGCAGGGAAGAGCAGACAGTCTTGTTGATCCGTTCCTGAAGGTGCTCTTCCGTCAGATGAGCCGTCAGGAAGATGTCTTTGGAGCTGTCTCGGACAACGCGGCGGTTGTGGCAGTCACCGCGGCAACGGCAACGAATCCGGCGGTCATTACGCACGCCGGAAGCCTTGGCACGGCAGTGGGCCAACTGCACGCCTTCATCTTCGCAGGTGCGGCGGGCGGATCGTGGGCGGCACTGAACAACACGCCGTCAAACCCGTACTGGATCTGCGAGCGTATTTCATCCAACACATGGTCCGTGCTCGGGCTGAACGCCGTTGGATTCGGCGCATATACCCCAAGCAGCGCTACGATGGAAGACACGAGCCGTATTGCTTTGAGTCAGAACAACTTTGACCTTCGCGGTGGGGTCGGAATCGTTGGGCTTGGAAACTGCGTCGGTACGAATAACCAGGCGGTCAATATCTTCGACAGGAAGTTGATCGCGAGGATTACCCAGGGGACCGGCGCCGGGCAGTTACAGTATGCAGCCAACATCATCAACGCACCCGGTGTGGATGCAGTGAGCGCGCAGATTACGGTCACGCGTGACTTTACGAACGGGTCCGCGGGAACCATCACGATCAAGGAGTTTGGACTTGCTTCCCTGTCCAACGGCACGCGTGGGTCAACTGCGAATACAACGGGACATCTGTTCGCACGCGACATCATTGCGGATCCCGGACTTCCGTTGCTTGTCGGTCGTACACTCACGATGAATTACCGGATTAAGACGCAACTCACGGTTACGGGAGGGTTCTTGAGGCAGTTTGCCGATCTTCTGTACCGGCAAGCAGCTCAGGTATCATTCGACGCAAAGACAATCTTCAACGCATCAAACGTACAAAACTTTAGCGCGAACGCCTTTCGAGCGGTGGATTTCGGTGGGGAGCGGAATGATTACCTCACGATCGATCCACTACGCGGCGAGGCCGGTGTTGTCGTAGGCACAGGCAACACACCCGTCTCCATGACGGATACTGGAATGATCGCGCAGGCGGTTCACGGCTTTGCGACTGGGAAACTCGTTCACTATGGGAGCCTGGTGGATCAGTACGCACTTGCGGCAGCGGCGAGTCCGAGCAATGCTTCCTTTGCAGTCTCAAGATTGTTCGAGAACAAGAGTGGCGCCACAATTACCGTTCGTGAGATCGGCATTCATGCCCTTGGCTTGAATGCGTATCACTGCATCATGCGGGATGTGCTGGTAACCCCAGTTGCGCTTCTCAACAATGAAGTCTTAAAAGTGGTTTACACAGTCAAAATCCAAACAGGAGTCTAAGATGGGTGTCGTCCTAAAACGTCTCGTTTCGATTTCCCAGGTGACGCCGGGTAGTGTCGACTCTCCGGTTGTTCCACCGAACACGACCTGGCAGGTGTCTGTCATGACGATAGCGATCCGCGTAGACGGCGTGGTTGACCTTGGATGGGCCGTGAATCATGTCCCCAACGGTGGAGGTGGTCCAGGCAACACACTGAGGGTGCAAATACGGGCAGGCGCGGGCATATACCAGTATAACGAAGATTTCGGTCACGGTGCCGTCATGCTTGCGGGCGACAAGATGAACCTCAGTTGGGGGATTAGCGGCGGCGCGGCGGGCAACGTCACGTTTGCTCTCAATGTGTACGGAGCGGAGATAACACCGTAATGCAGCAACCCGAGGGCCTGACATACACTCCGTTGAAGGAAGTCAAAGGGCTGGTCTTGAATGTGGACCGCTTTGACTTGACGGAGAACTTCGCCTTGCGCGCAATGAACGTGCGCATGAATCGCCCGGGCGTGATCTTCGAGAGGGACGACGGGACGCAGCACGGCTTCCCCGACTATCCGACGGGGGTCCGGATCATCAATATGTATCCCATCTTCATCGTCAAGGAGAATGCAGAGTACATTGTGATGGTCGGTCTGGATGCAAGCAACAATCTCCGACTGTACGTCCGTCCCGGCGACGGAACAGGGACATGGGAAGAGTTGAGCAGGGCTGTAAAGTTGATTCTGGACGGGACGCCGGCGGTTGCAACCTTGACGGCCAACATCCGCACGGCGAACCCCGACGAACCCAAGGACATCCTGAACAACGTCCTCATTCTCGCGGCAAACGAGTTGCAGTATTGGATCGCCGTCAACATTGATCGTTCGATCAATGGCGTTGTGAGTGCAGTCTTCCTCACTGGTAGCGGGGCCTCAAGCATCACATCCGAAGTCTTCCTGGGGAGTGACGGCCTGGGATGGCAGGACGGGGATGATGTGTATGTGTACAAGATGCAGGGCGTGTTCGATGTGGACGAACACACCCTGACACAGTTCTTCCAACAGGGGTTGCGTCCGCACATCCGGTGGTTGGAGATCACCGGGCAGAACAAAGTTAACATGCTCTTTGGCAGTAGCACGAAGCCAGCCGTCATGCGCACACCCGTGAAAATCCAGAAGGGCGTCAACACGATCGCCGGCGTGAGCGCTGCCGCGGCGTCGGAGATCTTTTGGTATCCGACAAAGATTGGTGTCACGCCACGGTCAACACTCCTTTTCCGCGGAGCAAGTGGTTTCATCAACAACGAACAGTACATCCTGGAAGGCGCTTTTCTTCATTCGCTCGGATCCCTGATTCAGTATTACACGGTGACGACGCGTCCCGGGTGGTACGTCGATCGCATGCAGCTCATTCCGAATTTCAAGCGTCTGGGAGAAGCCGCAGCGCCGAAGTTCACAGGCGACAGCATTCAACCGTACACGACGGATATCGGCGAGGGGATTCGAGTCATTGCATCATTCGAGAAGGACACGGCGCCGGAGAAGTGGCATACGCGGTTCTACGTCACCGCACTCTACCGGGGAACGGAGACGGACGCGGTGTACCAAATGTCCGACGTGATTTATCAACTCCACCTCAGCGCAACGAACGAAGGCTTTCCCCAGGGACGGTTCGACATCGGTATTGATCTTGCGCGGATCAACAAGTCCATTCATGGTTTCCGCGTGTATGAAGCAGCGAAAAAAGACGACGCCATTGGCAGCAACCTTGCAAATTGGTTTGAAGACGCGGATCAGTATGTGCGTGTCGCAGAGGTGCTTTTCTCGAGTCCGACCTGGCGGCAATTCCTCGGGGAACAGTACACCTACCGGACGTTCATCATGGTCACTCGCAGTCAATACGACAATGCGACGGCAGGCGGACAACCGACATTGCTCGCGGACATGCGTCATGCGCCAGTAACGACGCGCAGTTACATGACGCCACGATTCGCCGTGAAAGTAGACCACTCGCAGGGCGCACTCGTATTCATGGATCAGGACGATCACACACTCCGGTCCTCCATCTACGGAGGCAATGGAGCACACCAGGACGACAACTTCCCTAATGTCTCTGTCAACATCGCGCAGACGAAGCAACGCATCCTGCTTTTCGGCAAGGGACCGATGGAAGGGTTGGGAGTGGTCACGGGTGTCATTGCGGTGATTCGTCCCACGGGACTTGAGTATTACGATTTCACCAGCAAGCAGCAGGATCGGCAGGATGCGGACATGGAGGCCCCGGACACGCTCCACACCACGCCGTATGGTCTGTTTTGGCTCGGGCGTTCTGGCGCGTACATGATTGATCAGAACGGCGGTCCTATCCAGGACATCTCAATAGACATTCAGAACCTGCTTGATGGGACCTTGAAACTCGATCCTCCCAATGAGTCGGTTCCCTTCCTCAGCGACGCCAACAGGAAGTTGGCGCGAGCTGGCTACGATCCGGTCTACCAGCAGTCCTGGCTTGAACTGCTCTTGCGGAAGGCCGACAACACCGGCGATGAGTACGTCCAGATGCGGTTCTCCTGGTTGCGGCAGAACTGGTCGCACAGGATTCTGAACATCGGGACGGCACCCGAGGAAGTCCGGGCATTCGCGCCGAGCATGTTGAAATACTTTTTGATCGCGTACGGTGGCGGCATCCTTCGATATCCGACGCGTTCCGGCGCGCTTCCCTTTGAGGATGATGTAGCGTTCAACGGGACGAGCGCGAACAAGGGATTTACCACGGACGTGCTTCTCAACTTCGGGACGTTGTACGAACTCTCGAAGACGAGCAACCTATGGGAATTGATGTTCCAGTGGGCGGGAGAATCGGCAGATGGGCAGGGATACTATCTTGTCGAGTTTTTCAGTAACTTCAGACCATTGAGTTATGCTGATATGCGCGTCTTCCTGGATCAGATCAAGACACGCCGGGGTATTGATCAGCGGATGGGGGCACTCTCAAACATCCAGATGCGTATCCGCATACCCGACACTCAGCAGTTGAACACGCAACGGTGGGACATGCAGACAATTTCGATCGGTCACATTCCAAAACAACGGGAAGGAACGCTCTAATGCCGAATCTTCAAGGAGGCATTTCCGGTGCTGCTGGCGGCGCGGGAGTCGGTAGCCTTTTCGGCCCCGTGGGTGCGGGCGTCGGTGCAGGCGTCGGCTTTCTCGCCGGACTCTTCGGAAGCAAGAGTGCGGAGCAAGAGTCACAGGAACGGGCAGACCAGGTACGTCAGTATCTTGCGAGACTCAGACTGGAGAACCGCCAGGCCAAACTCAAGGTCCTGAAAGAAGGGACAGAGCGTCTTGGCAAGTTCGGTGGGACACAGATCGCACTCGCGCGAGGATCCGCAGCCGAGCGGTCCGCAGCTCTTGGCCGTTACGGTGATGCAGAGCCAGCAGTGTTGGCAGCGGAACAACAGGCGTCCACCCAGGCAAATAGACTGCTTGGGGACTTCCAGGCAACGACGGAACGTGAGTTTGAGAATAGGGATCTCGCCCTCTCCATGCAGGGTCTTGGAATCGAACAGGACTTCGCCAATCGACCGATGCAACCGGGCGTGGGAGACTATCTTCTTGGAATCGGCAAGGAAGCGTTCACGTTCTCACAGAATCAGGAGATGATGAAAACGCAACGTGAGACAGCCCCGACATCAAGCACGGCAGTAATCAAGCCGGCAACGGCTTCCTTCTCGGTGAATGGGGGTCCGTCCATGTCAGCGCCGATTCAGTCGGGACAGACATCGGTCACACCATTAAGCAGACCGTTCGATCCCGGCGCGATGGAGAACAAGGCGTTCTATTCCGGGTTCGCACAGCCCGCGCGTCCCGGTCAAGTGGGACGCATGGCCAACCGCAGCGGTTTCGGTGGAGTGCGTGTGCCATCGTTTGCAAACTAACGTCGGAGAAGAATCATGCCCTTCGGCCAAACAGACTACACCCAAGTTGATCGCGTCACGAGTGCGCTCAGTTACGCTAATGAGTTGCTTGCGAAGAAGGAACAGATGCAGTTCCAGCGAGAGCAGGACAAGGCGGAGCGTGAGCAGGTGGCTGGCGTGATGGAGAAATTCGCCGGTGAAGTCCAGGGAAAAACTCCCAAAGAGTCAGTTCAGGCCAGTGCAGGCGCAGAAGCGGGGTTGGCACGATTCGGAGGCCCACGGTCACAGGAAGCGTCAAAGAACATCTTCAGCTACTTGCAGGCGCGCACGGCAGCAGAGCCACCGCCGAAACAGTTCCCGCCGCAACGTCCCATTGAGATCAGTGTGCCGACGCCGGAAGGTGGTCCCACGGTCGTGAGCAAGGGAGGAGTCAACTACGAGAAACGCGAGTTGATCAACCCCGAAACGAAGGAGTCCTATGGCTTCCTCTTCCGAGACAAGGGCCAGCCGTCAGGTCTGTTTTCCGGTGGACGCGGCGGCCCAATCAAGGAACTCGGCGCCATGTTTGAACGGAGCCCAGAAGGTAAACTTCGTATCAAGCGGCAACCCGACGGGAAGCCAATCCCATTGCGCCGGGAAGATCTGATCAAGTTGCGTTCCCAGGTCGAGGACGATTCACGGCAGACAAGGGCGCAACGCAACTCCATGATGGAGGATCTTGCGGCAGCCGAAGGAGACGCGGACTTGTACGAAGGCTACGTCAGTTCCGAGTCGGACAACGAACAGTACCGGGCCTTGTACGATTCAGCCGTGAAGGAGAAGGAACGCATTCAGGGATTGATGCAGGAGTCCGACACGCGCTTGCAGGATCTGGACAATCTTCTCGAGGACGTGAACACCTACAATCCAGAGGTTGCCACGCCGTCGACGCAAACACGCGGCGCCGGTCCCAAAGCGTATAAACCGCCGGGGCAGTAATGCCCGATACTTTTGACCCCAGGGGTAGTGGGTATGATTATGAAACCGCCAAGAAGTATGGCATCACGCCCGATGAGAGCGGGCACATGCCGAGCCGCGAACCAACTACCGGCCTGATACTCAAAGGCAAGCGACATCCCACCTTCGACAAGACTCTCGCGGGTGAAGAAAAGGCTGGCTATCGAATCGTGGAAAAAAACGGCAGACTCTACTCGTTCCCCGCGCTAACATCTGACGAAGTTGTTGACCGTGCACGCACGCAAGGTGCATTCATCAAGGATCTTGCGCGTCACCCCGCCTATCAAAACTGGACCCCGGAAGAGATCGTCCCGTCATTCTCCGACTTCCTACGAACCGGCACACCGGAGGAGAAGCAACGATTTTTCTCCGACGTGGGAAAGCATCTCCCCGCCTGGCGAGGATGGAAACCGGACGAGATTGTTCAATCGCTGAAAACGGACATCTTCTTCACGCCGTCCCCACAACAGCAGCCTGAGCCAAACCTACCGATCAAGGCAGCACTCGAACAGAGTGGCGCGGTCAATCCTCTCGCTGATACGACCTTCCGGCAGTTTGATTCGATCGTCACAGCCGACGCCACGCGCGTGGGCGAGACGTTCGACGCGACGAAGTTCCAGGATTTCATGTCAGAGAAGAATCAGCAGAAAGCCCGGTACAAGACGTTGCGCGAAGAGATTGCGATGTTGTCCAGTGATGGCGATTTCCAATCCAAGAAGTCCGAAGCGGAAGAGATCCACAGTGAACTGTCAAAGGACACAAGTTGGAACTCCTTTGTTCAGGAATCGAACACGCTTGCACAGATCGGTCAGCAAGAACAACTCACCAACGATCAGATCCGGGAATACAACGCCAGGGTTGGCCAACTCCAAGCCACCTTGCCGCAGTTTGCCGACAAGATCCAGAAGTCCGAACGTCTGCAAGCCCTGATGAACGATCCCAACTTCCTCACGAAGATCAAATATGAGGATGAAGTAATCAAGTCGGCCCGGGAAACAACGAAGGACATCCGGGACGCGGTGGATAACGCAGAACGTGCACGGGTACTGAAAGAGTATGTTGTCGGACCGTTGAAACGTAAGATCGACGACGAGTTGAGCAGGACGCGCCCACCGGAAGAGTATCCTTCGGGAATGCTGAATCCGGCCGGCGCAATGCTCGGACAGTTTGTCCCCATCTCCGACGAAGCGAAGACATACCGGGAACTCACCCAGGCAAAACGCATGGTCCAGCAAGTTGAGGACATGCCCATCTCTTCCGATACATGGACGCCCGCGCTTGATCGCTTGATGCAAGGACTCGGGACGGTGCTTGCGCCGGAGAAGGTTCCTTTCCTTGGCGATGCGTTGCGCATTGCGCAGTCCGAACGGTTGCGAGATCTGCGCGACAGGCAGATAAGCGGGAAGAAATTGAACGAGGCAGACCAGGCGTTACTTGACGCGTTCGACGCCACGGAGGAATTGAAACAGATCCCGGGTGTTCAGGATACGTTCTATCAACTTGGTCAGGGCCTTGGCGGGCTTATCCCCTATGGGGTGGAGTTTGCCATCACGGGCGGGGTGTACACGGCCGCGAAGACGATTGGACGCCGGCAGATCGGAAGGATTCTCGGTGCACAGGCGTACCATGATCTTCTCCGGACAGCAGCACGCGGGCAACTGATCAAGCGTCTCGGTGCGAACGTCGTTGCGGAAGCCGCGCCCGCAGTGTTTGCCGGGACCGTACAGTCCCTGGCGAACCCTCTCCGTATCCTGGCAGGAGTGGAAGAGCGTATCGTACCGCTCATGGAACTCACCTTCTCTCCCGCCGGCGAAGTGATCAACCGCGAGTTGGACAAGCAACCGGACTCTTTCGGCAAGGCGTTCGCCAAACAGGTTGGCAAGGACGCGGTAGAGTACGTCACCGAACGCATGGGTATCGTGGTAGAGAAGCCGGTGGAACTGATGAAGCGTCTCGTTCTCGGTCGGTGGATGCAGAAGAAGGCGATGGATCTGACGAACGTCCAGAAGGCACTCAGCTACATCCGCACGAATGTCGGGTGGAATCAGATGGTGGGCGAGGTTTTCGAGGAAGTGGGTGGACAGCCTTTCCAATCGTGGATTGAGACGGGCGAGTTCAAACTGATGTCACCGCAGGAGATGTTGTTGACCGCAACCGTCGTAGGTGTTCCGTCGCTCATTGGCGGCGCTACCAGGATGCTGGACATTCCGAACCGTCTTCGTGCTGAACGGGCACAGGCAGAGCGTTCCACCCTTGCACAGGCCCTCCAGGAGGAGAAACCGGAAGAATACACGAACATTCCTCCGCCAATCGAACCCACCGCACCGGGAACGGCCCCTGGGACGCCCACAGCAAGGTCAACGGAGGAAGAACCCAACATTCCACCCGCTCAAGGGGTTGAACGCCCCGCAGAGCGAGGTGCAGGGCCTACTGTACCAATCGAGGAGGTCATTCCCGGGGAACTCCCCCAGGAGCGACTTGACCAGTTGAAAGCCCGTGAAATTGAGGCAAAACGCAAGGCGGCCTTCCAGAGGGAGAAGGAGAAGAAAGCGGCGCCTCGCTCTACATTCACGCCCGTGGAAAACATCCCAGAAGTTCCGAGCGATCCTCAACAGGTCCGTGAAGAATTGCTTGCGGCAGGCGTTTCCGAACGTGAGATCGTCAACATGACGGAAGGACAGTTGTTCCGCAAGTGGCGCGACTACGCTGGACTGAAAACATACACGGAGGTCCGGGACACAGTCGCAGCGCAGAATATCGGAGCGAAATTCACGATCGAACAGGCCAAGGCCCGCTTTGCCGAGTTGAAGGCGATACCGGCAGCAACAACACAGGATGCAATCGTGCAAAAGCAGTTTGTCCGTGAAGAGATCGAAGGCTTCCTGCAGACGCCGGAGAACAAGGCGATTCTGGACGCGGTCGGCATGGTGAAGGGAAAGTTCATTGCGTTTACGCGTGATGAGATTGGTCAGGCGCTTGACATCCTTGCAGGGAAGAGGAAGGTAACCCCCGCCCCATCGACGAGTGTCGTTGGTGGTCAACCCATCAACCTCACACCGTCCGAGCCACAGAAGAAGGCTGGCAACTATCAGAAGGGTCACGCGACGATACAGGGTCTTGAGATCTCCATCGAGAATCCGATTGGCTCAACGCGTAGCGGGACGAACATCGAAGGCGAGAAGTGGGAGCAGGAAGTCAAGGCCGATTATGGATATATCCGTGGAACGGTCGGCAAGGACAAAGATCACATCGATGTTACGATTGGCGGGAATGCCGAGAGTCAGTTCGTGTTCGTCGTGAATCAGAAGAAACCGAACGGATCATTCGATGAGCACAAGGTCGTGCTTGGAACGACGAGTGAGGAAGAAGCCAAACAGGTGTACCTATCCAACTATCAGGCAGATTGGCTCGGAAAGCAAGGCGGTGAAATTGACGGCGTGGCAATGACGGTCGATCAGTTCAAAGACTGGCTGAAGACTGAGGACACGACGAAACCCGCAACCGTTAGGAAGCAACCCCGGATTAGTCCAGGTGGATTGCCGAAACCACCGGAACCGCCAAGGCCGAAACCGCTGACACCAACGGAGCAACGCATTCAGGGCGTGAGGCAGGAACTGGACGATCTCGAAAAGCAAATGCGGGATCTTCTGGGCGGGCAACTCAACATGGGATTCGATCCACGGGTTGCCGCTGTTGCAACACAGATGGCCGTCAAATATGTGGAACTCGGGATTTACACCTTCAAGAAATTCGCTGAGGAGATGATCCAGAAGTTCGGTCAGGGGATGAAGCCGTACCTGAAACAGGCATGGGGGGGGGCATTCTTCGCGTCAGAACCCGGGATTCAGGCGAAAATGGACAACACGGATGTCGTCAACAAATTCGATCTTGAGACGATCGGCAAGGAGGAAGCGAATCCGCTTCTTCCGATGGCAGAGAGTATTCGGGATAGCTTACTCACACAGGCCGTGCTCGGTGACAAGCGCAGTCTGGAAATACTGGCCCGGGGATTCGAGATCACGGACAAGAACCAGGCAAAGGAAGCGGCAGAACTCGGGATCGCAATGGCCGCGCGGACGATCGCCCGCGGGAAGGGATCCGATTCTGCAAAGTTGGACGCGTTGATTGATCTGTACAAGCGTCAACCATCACTCACTCACAGGACAAGTGAGTCGATCGCCATGCAACAGTACAGTACGCCGATCCCTCTCGGGTACATCGGTGGTCTGTACGTGCGCGCAGACGAAGGCGCTCCCCTGTTTGAACCGTCGGCGGGGAATGGATTGCTCACGATTGCAGCAGACCCGAAGAAGGTTGTCGTGAACGAGATTGATCCGGTCCGTCTCGGGAACCTCCGATCGCAGGGATTCAAGGCAGTGTACGAAGAGGATGCGCGAGAACAACTTCCGCCCGCGTTGCGCGGGATGAACGTCATAACCAATCCCCCATTCGGCAACGCGAAGGACAGGATTATCTTCGACAGTTTTCCGTTGTCCAAGGATGATCACGTGATGAGCGCCCGTGCACTCGAGATCATCAACGACGATCAACGTGCGGTCCTCATTGTCGGCGGTAACCACGAATGGGATGTGGACGGGAATCTGAGGAACGACCGTCTTTTCTTCAACTGGCTGTACCATCACTATCACGTTGCGGACGTACTGAACATCTCCGGCGATCTGTACGCGAAGCAAGGAGCGAAGTATCCCATCCGCATGGTCCTGGTCAACGGACGGAAGGAAACGCCGGCGGGGTTTGCGCCGGAACAGAGTGCACAGACGGAGAAGGTGTACACAGATTTCCACGACATCTACCAGAGGATGAAGGCTCTGCGAGAAGAGGAGAACCCCGATGTACTACAACCTGAAACTGATACGGGACGCGGCGGACGTGGCCCTTCTGTGCCAGGAACACGACGACCCGCTGACAGACCAACCATCGATACAATCACTGGTGTTCCAGAATCTGAAACGGCTGGTGGTGGAGGCCGAGGCCCAGGGACTTCAACCGGCACTATTAGCGGAGGAACTCCTGAAGGAGGCGTTCGACCCCCAGGCAAGCCCGCGCGAACTGGCATCCGAACTCCTGGAATCACCCCAAATACAGATGCGGCTTTCGGATTACCAATCACGCCTGCGCGAGAACTCACCCGGGGGGGCGTCGATGACGCTGCAAGAAGCAAACGCGCTTTACAGCGAGACGAGTCTTTGGCAGGTGCTCGAGTTGATACCTTAGACACGCCGTACATTCCGCAGTCCCTTACGCCGTCGCTCACGTCACTGACGCCGACCAACATGGCAAGCGACATCTTTGCCGTGCTGGACAAGTTCGAGGATGTGTACGGCAGCATTGACGAGTATGTCCGGCAGCAGCTAAAGTACAACACGATGGAAGAGTTGCACGAAGCATTTGCCGGAGAACAGATTGACGCGATCGCCCTTGCGATAGCGAACATTGAGATGGGACAGGCGTTGATCATCGGCGATCAGACTGGGATGGGGAAGGGACGATCCGCAGCTGGCGTTATCCGCTACGCGATTCAAAACGGGATCAAACCCGTTTTCTTCACACAGAACGGACGGCTTTACTCGGATCTGTACAGGGATCTGATAGATATTGGCTTTGGTCACATCAAGCCGTTCGTTCTCAATAGCGGCGTGAACATCGTGGACGATTCCGGGGGGATTCTTCATAAGGCAATCTCGACGCCGGAACACTCCCGGGTTGTGGCAACGAAGGATCTCACGGGCTACGATCTTGTGCTCACCAGCTATTCGCAGATCCAGAACGAGGAGTATTGGAAGAAGCGAGAATTCCTGTCCGAAGTGGCACAGGGGACGATCATGATTCTGGATGAATCCCACACGGCCAGCGGGATTGACTCCAACACCGGATTGTACATGACCAATCTGGTGCAGAACGCCAGGGGCGTTACGTTCCTCTCAGCGACCTTCGCCAAGCGACCGGACAACATACCGATCTACGCGGTGAAGACGGCAATGCGGGAAGCGAACGCCTCCATGATGGAATTGATTGAGGCGATCGTGCACGGGGGAGTGGCAATGCAGGAAGTGATTTCCGCGGAACTCACGGCCGCGGGACAGATGATGCGTCGGCAGCAGAGTTTCGACGGCATCACGATCGAGCGTGTTGTTCTGGACGACAAGAAGGAAGAGCACACGAGAATATCCGATATGGTCACGGACATCATCCGGGACATCATCGGCTTTCAGAGCGTCCATGTGGGCGCGGTGATTGAGATGTTGAAGAAGCGCGTCAAGGCAGAGGCCAAGCAAGTTGCAATGACGCAGGGAACCCGGGCGGCGGGTGTGGACAACGTACCGTTTGCCTCCAAGGTCCACAATGTCATTGAGCAACTGATGTTCGCCCTCAAAGTCGAAGAGGTTGCAAAGGAAACGATTGCGGCAGCCAAACGCGGACAGAAGCCGGTGATTCTCTTCCGCAACACGATGGCGGCCTTCCTTGAAAATCTCGGCTATGAATTGGACGACGCAATCCCGGACACCGACTTTTCACGAGTGCTTGATAAGGCGCTTCTGGGAGTCATGCGCTACACCGTGCGGGCGCCGAACGGTCAGCAGACCCGGCACCAGTTGAAGCGTGAAGATCTCGGACGGGAAGGGGCCGAAGCCTTTGACACAATCAGAGAGAAGATCAAGGAAGCCAGTACAGGCATCACGATCTCTCCGATTGATATTCTCGTTCAGCGATTGGAGGCAACGGGACTGCGCGTAGGCGAAGTAACCGGCCGGAAGAGACGGATTGACTTCTCAGGGACGGAGCCGAGACTTGCCAACCGCAAGGAGCATGATTCACGCGCAACATTCAGGAAGTTCAATCACGGGGAGTTGGACGTTATCCTGATCAACGCCTCCGGTGGGACGGGCACAAGTGCACACTCCTCCGTGAAGTTCAAGGATCAGCGGCAACGTCTTGGGATCATCTTCCAGCCGAAACTCGACATCAACGAAGAGATTCAGGGTAGGGGACGTATCAACCGTGTCGGCCAGGTTGTGTTGCCTCAGTATGAGTACATCTCGACCGCGATTCCGGCAGAACTGCGCATGATGATGATGCTCAAGAAGAAGATGAAGAGTCTGGATGCGAATACCACATCGAAACAGCGGTCCGCTCTCTCGATGGAAATGACAGACTTCATGAATAAGTACGGCGACCAGGTTGTCACAGAGTACGTGAAGGAGAATCTGGATTTCAATGATTCGATTGGCGATCCACTCAAGTTGCGTGATATGGACGAAGAGCAACTGGTGAAGTTCAAACGTGGGGAGGATGCAGCCCGCCGCGTCACGGGCCGCGTGGCAATTCTCCCGGTGTCGGAACAGGAACGGTTCTACCAGGAGATCACGCGCCGCTATGAGGATTACATTGACTATCTCAACTCCATTGACGAGAACGACCTTGAACTCAAGTCTCTCGACTTGAAGGCGAAGACGCTGACCAGCTTCATAGCGGCAGCAGGGAAGGGTGGTCAAACGTCCTTCGGTTCAGACACGACGCTCGAGACGATATCGGCACAGATCCTGCGCAAGCCGATGAAAAGAGCGGAAGTGTTGAAACTCGTCCAGCAGAGTGCAGGCGACAAATCGGGAGGCGAGATCCGGCAGCAACTGAGGAGTGACTTCGAGGAGTTTTGGAAAGGGCACACGGAACGGGAGTTGGCAAGGTACATGCCAAAGTCTTCCACTGAGAGCAACGACGATCGGGCCAAGAGACTTGATCGACGGCAGCGCGCAGTCCAGAAGTTGGAGAACCACCAAAGGCGGATGCAGGACCTGTTCGACGATTTCCAGGTGGGCCAGATTTACCGGATCCCGTTGATGCTGGACGATCCACAGTCTCCGCCGTCCCTGGCAGCCTTTATCGGATTCAAGATCGCGAAAGCAGCGAAGAACCCGTATGCGCCAAGCAACGTTGTTCTCCGGTTCGTCGTCAACGATCACAGGCGACAGATCTCCATCCCTGCCAGCGAAGCCGACGCCCTCAACGCAATCAGGGTGGAAACATCAAGGAAGACGCCGATCCAGCGCAAGGACGAGTTCGAGAAGTGGGATACGAGCAGCTACGCCCGGGACAGGGAAACGCGAACCATCCTCACGGGGAACGTCTTACAGGGAATGACGCTGGATATTGCCTCCCACGGGAAATTGGTGTCGTACACAACCGATATGGGCGACGTGAAGCGTGGTATTCTTCTTCCGCACAATGTGCAGACGACGAAACTCGAGGAAGTCCGCTTGCCGATCAGCCAGGCCCTTGACTACATCATGGAACACCGGATCGGTTATGAAATCGACACGAACAACGGGATCCAGTTCGAGAAGACACGTCAGAGCGAGTTCATTATGCGTGTTGCGAAGTCCAAGGCCGCCGGCGGCATATACTATCTGGACAAGGACGTGCAGGGGCTTGTGAAGAACGGTCGCTTTGACAGCGTTGGTGATTCGATGGTTGGCTTCGTCCCGGAAGCCAACATGCGGAAGATGCTGAACCTTCTGGAAAACAAGTTTAACGATTCGATGATGATCCCCGAGGAGTTCGCACAGAAGGCACAGCAAAAGAAGCCGCCACAGGGTCCAAGGGCAGGCGATGAATTGGCCGGCAATCTCTATTCGATCGGTCCGGCGATCGTGCGCGCGTGGGACAGGATGATCAGGCCGTGGACGGAGCGTATCTTCATCGGTATCATGCGTGTCGTGAACAAACTTCCAGAGTCCGTGAGGAAGTACCTCCGTGCCAGTTTTGCGCAGACGCCGGAGATCAGGGCAGCGTTTGAGACGTTCCGGCAGATGGTGGGCGGTGGGAGAATCACGGTCAACAAAATGACGAGGATGATCCTCCACGGAGATGCCACCGAGGAAGAGTACAAGGCACTCGACCGGATGCTGAGGGGACATCCGGACGATTTCAACACGTTGCCAGACGAGTTCCGTGCAGCGTGGAACCCGCTCTTTGATGAGTACCATGCGATCGCCCAGGAGTTGACTTCGGAGATGGGTGCGCTCGGTCTTCCCATCCGCGAAGAGTGGAAGGAAGGACCATCGCATTGGTATCCCAATATGTGGAAGCAATACTTCCCACGGATGGTGCTCGGTCGTCTCTTCGGATTCGGCAGGCCCAACTTCCGCATTCGTGGAGCTGAGGCAGCACACACACTTCCGAGGATCACGGACAAGTGGGTGGTGCTCACTCCTGACGGGTCGATCGCCACGACACCGGGAACGAAACAACAGGCCATCTTTGACGAGGAAGACCAGGCAGACGCCTTTGTCGAAAAGAACGGCGGCTACCGTGTGACGTATGTGGACAAGGACTCCGGGAAACTCGTTGAAGAGAAGTTCGACAGCTACGGTGAGCGGGAGAAACTTGTCCAGCAACTCTACCAGGACGCCACGGCAAGCAGAATTGAAAAGAAGAAACCGCAACGCTATACGATCATGGCGCCCATGACGCTGGAACAGATGATCGGTCACGGTTTGCTGGAAGATCCGATCATCAATGTCCGGCGTGGGATCCGGGAGGCAGTCGGGCTTGTGGCGAAGACGGGATTCTTCACGAAACTCGGTCAGGTTGCAGCCAGCGACGAAGCGGACGCGACACACAACGTCCAGTTGAAGGATTACAATTTCAAATTGCCGCCGAACATCGCCCACGCGAACGACGACATTGAACGGCTGATGAATGGGTATATCCCGAAGTCACTCGCTGAAGATCTTGTGGCGTTGTACGGCCAGCGGGGATTGGTCCGACAGATGTATGACATGATCACACATGGCCTCAAAGCGGGATTCACGGTGTACAATCCCTTCCGCTATCTGAAACAGCCGATCGAAAACGAACTGTCTCTCTTCTTTGCCGATTCCGTACTGTGGCTGAACAAGGTGAGTCAAGCGCAGGTGTTCAAGGAATACATGGACACGGTGGTTGGCAGCACGCCCAACGAGAGGTACGATCTCTTTGTGAAACTCGGGGGAGACAAGGAAGACTTCTGGACGGCAGAACTCCGGCGGTACGGAAGGGATCTCTCACGCTTCCGGGATGTAGAGGGTGTGTCCTCGGTGTTGTCGCTTGCCGAACGCATGGAGAAGTATCTTGAACAGAACAGGATGTACAACTTCCTGGCCGACAAAGCGGATCTTGCCCGGGCAATCTACCACCACGAGGATATCATCTACCGCTACTATGCGTTCGTCGGATGGATGAAGCAAGGCATGACACCGCGGGAGGCCATGAGTCGGGTGCAAAACTCCTTCTTCTATGCCAAGGAGGCGCCGAAGTGGGTGACGAAGGTATCGCGTCACATCCCGTTTATCGTCCGTGTCAACTATGAGTTCGCACGGATCATGGCTGCTCGACTGCGGGACTATCCGGTGTCGACGGTGATGAAGATTGGCCTCATGCTGATCATGTACGATTGGCTCAGGGACATGCTCGCGGAGAAAGCGGGATGGGATTTGAAGGAGTTGGACAAGCGGGCGAACAAGGAAGGCCCCAAATGGTGGGAACTTGTTTTGCCGATCACCGACGACAGGGGACGGAACATCATCGTCAACCTGACCTGGCTCATTCCCTTTGCTGAACTCGGGTTCTTTGCCTGGGACGACAGCAAGGACGTGACGAAGAATGCACTGAGACTGACGCCGCTGGCGTTCAAGGGTGCACTGACAACGGCCTTCGGGAAGACGGCCTACGGGACGGACATCACGAAGCCGGGAGATCCCGACTGGCTCAAAAAATACGTCACGAATGGCGTTGTCCAGTACATGCCCTTCATGATGGGACAGTACCTTGTGAATCAGTACCGGAACGCCGTTGAACCGGACAAGGACCGCAAGGTTCCATGGTGGCAACGTGCCTTTGTTGCACCGGCGATCGGCGGGATCAGGCGCACGACACAGCGGGAGATCGTTGTACGGAGTCAGTTCCCCGCACTCGATAAGTTGAAGTATTTGCTGGACGAGAAGGCGAAACTCACAAGCAAGATTGATCTTGTCCTCAATATGGACGAAGTTCTCCGGCATAACAAGAAGGCGATGCAGGCCCTCAAGGACATTTCCAAGGATTACAACATGCCGATCACGTCCAAGATGATCAAGTGGTACACGATTCGTCCGTCTGTGGCCTTGCGATCGGCACGACGCCGGCAGAAACGCCAGATGGAAGAGACGCCGCTTGAATCACGCGCGGGCATCCGAATGATGGTACCCGGCGCGCCGGCAAGACGTGACACGGTGCAATAGTGGGCTACCAGCGCAAGATACGCTTTTCCAACGATGACACGCTTCAGGCAATCAAGGAGAAAATCGGCAAGGAACTGATCCGCATTGAGCGGGCCTTCGCTGAGATCGAACAACCCGTGGCGACGGGGATTGGGACAACTCAGAGTGGTGGGGGTGGAGGCGGTGCAACTCAGTTGATCCTTGGAACGGTGGATGGGGCTATCACCATTCCTGTGGGGACGATCCTTTTTGATTCGGACGACGGGTTTGTCGTCACGCTCGTCAGCCCGTCGGTGGGGAGAATTGACTTGAATCTCCCCCCTCCGGAAGTTACATTGCCATTGCCAATCCCAACGCAGATTGGCCAGGTGCTCTATGCTCGAACCGTATCTGCCTTTACTCCCGAAACACCGCTCACGGGATTGGGCGGGTGGATGGTCAACGACGACGGTCTTCTGCTCATCGTCTAAACTCATTTACATCAATCAAAAGGGCCAATCATGAAAAATGTCGGAAACTGGTTGTGGGAACACCGGGGAGGTATCGCAGCATTCGTCGCGTGGCTTGTCACGCGGACGTGGTTCACAGAATGGGCGGGTGCTCCTGTCATTGATCTCATGGGCTACGGTGCTCTTTTGCTCGGCAGCGTGTCAGTCGCAGGGGGGGTGGTCATAACGGGATACAATGCGTACAAGAAAAGGAACGAATGATGTTCGTCTGGATGATGTTGATATTCCTGACGTGCGCGAGAGCCGCAGCGCAGTTTCAAGCGCAGCTGCCGACCAATCCCTTTCCGGTCCCGACTCTTAACAATCTGAAAGCGACATACAAGATTGCCTTTGCTCTCGGGCTCCGGGATACCTCCATCACACTTCGCCTGGGTCAATATTTTCAATTCACCGAGAGGATTGACACCACGATCTACCGTCACATCGTTCGCTTCGATAGCGTTCGGTACAATGGCGGCGGCAACACGCGAACAGTGTTGATGTCCCTCCGTGCGATCGACTATCCTCCTCCGGGAGATTCGACGCGGTCTGATTCTCTCGGGTACGAGATGCTGGTGGATGAACCGACGTACACGGGGTGGGGAGGAAAGGAAATCCGTACATCGTATAACGGGTTCACCGTGACGATCAGTCTGCAGAAGATTATCAACATCGGGTTCCTCAGCATTGCGAAGTTACGCGTCACACAACATGGGACGATGGTGGACTCAATTGCCGTCGTGCCATAACTCACCAAACATCATGGAGGTTGCAATGAATCTACATCGCAAAACTTTCGGGCTGATTCTGGCCCTGATCATTTGTGTTGCGGGAGCGTTCGCCGGGGAAGTGTACCGACTGTCCTGGACGCAATCACCTTCGACGTTCTTAGAGACGCAGAAGGTGATGGCGACAATCAACGGGGGGCCCCCGCAGCAACTCGGGACGGATCTCCTGGCGAACGTCAGTCAAGTGGAATTCGAGTTCACCAGCAACGCAACGGCGAATTGGTGGATTGTCTCGATCGGTGACAACGCCTCCACAGCGGAATCCGTACACTGGACCTTCACAGCCGCCAACCAAGCGACGATCCTCCCTGCAACGGGAGGGCAGTCCGTCTTTGTGCGCCATGTGGATTAGAGGGACTTTGTGGATCGTTCTGTTCCTGGTCGCGTGGGAGTGTAATCCCGATCAGCGGCAAATCCTGCCGGCAACGGGAGGGCAGGCGACGTTCGTTCGTCATGAATGATGTGGGATGCAGTGGGTAATTGTGGGAACATCCACCAAAACGCAACAAGGAGTAAAGACGCATGGCACTCAGCACGCGATTCTCTGTGGCGGCGCGAAACAAAAAGATCGACGCCATAACACCCGATCTCAATAACGGCTACCTCCGGATTTACGATGGCGCGCGACCCGCCAGTCCAGATGTGGCAATTACCACTCAGAACCTTCTCGCTGAGTTGCGTTTCAATGCCACGGCCTATGGGATTGCTGTGAACGGCGTAGCTGCTGCGAATGCCTTTACCCAAGATGTCGCAGCGAACGCAACAGGCGTGGCCGTATGGTTCCGAGCATTGAAATCGGATGGTGCAACCGCTGTCATCGACGGCGAAGTCGGGATGGCGGGGGCTAATCTCAATCTGAACGTCATTAACATTCAAGCGGGCGCGCCGGTGCTGGTCACATCACTGCCCTATGCTGAACCCATGCAGGGAGTGTAGTCACTACAAAAATCTAAAGGAGACATTCTTATGAATCAGGTAATTGCATCTTCCTACACAGACGGACCGGCGTTGACAGCGGCGGCGGCGGCATCTTGTTTGCCTACCTATGTACCCACCACACTTCCCGCCGGTTACTTTCAGATTGGACGGGTATGGCGTCTCAGGGCAATGGGTCGCATCTCATGCGCAGTCACGACACCCGGGACGGCGCGGTTTGATGTGCGGCTCGGCGGCATCGTCGTCTTTGATACACTGGCAATCCCACTGAATATCGTGGCCAAGACGGATGTGCAGTGGGCGCTCGACATATTGCTCACCTGTCGAGCAGTCGGGAGTGGAACACAGGCGAACCTGATAGGCTCCGGGATTTGGTTATCGGAGGCGAACATCAATGTACCCCTGCCTTCGGTCGGTCCCGGACCCGGCGGCGCTCTCGTGCCGTTCGATACCGCGCCAGTGGTTGGCGCTGGGTTCAACTCACAGAGCGCATTGTCGTTCGATGTCTTCTTTACGCAGACAGTCGCCACCGGCTCAATGACGTTGCATCAGTTCTTACTTGAACAGTTGACGCCCTAATGCCTATCATCCGGCAGAATCTTGTCGAGTTGGGCGATGTACTGATCCAGGGCGAGTGGTTACGCTCGCTCGCCTTGAAAACAGATACAACACCAATCTTGATTGCGCCCGGTGAAATAACCGGACTCAATCGGATTGTGGCGGGCGATCAAGGTTCAATCCTGACGAAACCAGCAGACGAAACATTTATCGCTGCGAATGGGATGATCGTCACACCTGGCGGCGCTCTTATGCCTATTCAACGCGCACTGCGCGGCTTTGATGGGCATTCTTCTTCGCTCCAGATATTTGTTGCTTCCGGCGGCGGCGTAGCAGGTCAGGGCGGCTCATTGACAGGCATCGGTCTGCAAGACACGGGAGGCAGAGAGGTACGCCATAGTCGACAGAGAACAATCGAAGGCATCCACATTCCGTACCACTGGCTCGTTGCCGACGCCATAGGGCGGAATACCGTTGTAGCCACGGTTGACGACGTAGGAAAACTGGCGCGACAGATAGACGACGACACATTGTGGTTGCTTGTAAGTTACGATCCTCTTGTGTGGGTATCGGTGAGCGTCCCATTCGGGATATTGCCCGCCATTTCGGACCCGCTTGCACAAAGTCAGGATAAAGACATCGAGGCGCGTGAGGTCATCGCAACGATCCTTAGTGCGCTGAGATTTCATCGTTTAATCAACACATAGCCATCGCAATGGGTGATGATGATTTCGTTTCTCGGAGGGAGTACGATGTGCAAATGAACGGACTCATCTCAGAGATAAAGAGGGAACGGACCATGCGCGAACATGCTCTTGAACGGGCCTTTGAGAAGATCAAGGATCTGGAAAAACAGTTCCGGGAGTTAGTCGTGGGAAATGGAAAACCATCCATCCTTTCACGATTGGCAGGCATCGAGGACATAGAGTTACGACGTGCCAGGACCATGCGGTGGCTCATGGGTATTGTTGCCGGTACGCTGGCGAGTGTCATTGGCAAGATCCTCTATGACACTCTCTACTTTCTCCCTCAGTTGCTTGAAATCGTGCAGCATCCCAAATGACGCCACAAGACCTTCTCCACAAACTCTACGCACGGTGTTGCCGCATGCAGGAGGCAAACTACACAGCGGCGGCTCGGTACGGCAGGCTTGCCCTCATCACGGGATACCCGAGTGCCGTTCTTTCCGGTATCACAGCGACGGCGGTCTTCGCGTCGTTTTTCAGTGTGGACTCTGCGGTCGTGTGGGTTCAGTTGACGGGGATCGTCACATCACTTCTGACGGCGTTTGCCGTTTCTTCCGATCGTTACTTCGGTTTTGCTCAAAAGAACATAGAGTACAGAAAACAGGGAAGCAGCTACGCGCACTACAAGCGCGAGGTTGAGAACATCCTGGCGTTCCCTCCGGGAGATCTCGAACCCGTAGTAAAGAGCCTGACGCAACAGTGGACGGACGAGACGAAGGACTATGTGGAAATTCCGGACAAAATCTGGCTCAGGTTCAAAGACAAGGAATATCCCCTCATCAACGGTCACAGCCAGTAAAACTGACGGTCGAGCGTCAGAGAAACTGACACTCGTGTGTCAGAGAAAAGGAGGCACACCCATGACCAGCGAACGCAAGGTTGTTTTTTTGTACGTCGCTCTCGCCGTTACCATTCTTGCGATCATCGTCCTTCTGGTGAAGAAAAAGACGCCGGAGAGCGTCACGACGACGCGCCGTGTGTGGACCGAGGCAGACTCCGGGATGGTCGTTCAAAAGGATATTGAGATCACTCACTTGGAGGCAATTCTCGAGGATGAGCAACGCACACGGCAAGCGGACTCAACTGAGAACAAGGCGGTCGTGGCATTCTATAAGAGACTGATCAAGCAAGTGGAAGCCACTCGACTGGACACAAGCGGCAGCGATAGTACGACGTTCACCTTCCCGGTGGCGCGTGCAATGAAGGACACGACGATCGTGGATCGGTTCGTTTCAAGTAACGGGGACACCGCGGACGTTGTACAGACGTTCCGCTTTTCGGCAGCATACCACTTCCCACCCCCCATGCCCGGCTCATTCGATTTGAAACTCGGTCGATCGAATGTGAAGATTGAGTACCGTCGCATGATGATCGAAGAGGAGACGGAGAAGATTTACGTTGAGGACGATGTGCTGAAACTCGTCGGCGCGGCAGCAGCTGGCACGGTTCTGGGCTACGGGCTGGCGAAGGACAATCAGATTCTTATCGGCGCCGGTGCCGGAGGGCTGGTAGTCGTTGCCATTACCATCATCTTCTGAGGCAACGATGTTTCCCTATACGCTGAGAAAGATCTTGAAGGCAATGGAGATGAAGGGCTTCGATCCCGTCCAAAAGCCGTACATGCTTCATCTGGTGGGGATCAGGATGCCGGGGAATGCGAATACCTTCAACGATTGGTTCACGATGTTCAGGAAGGAAATGCGGATGCAGGCTCAGATTCCAGCATGGGAGTTCCGGGCCTTCCACTGCACGACAGATCCCGGATTGTACTGGCGATTGAACCCCATGAATGTGGAGGGGACCGCGATCCTCTGTCCGGGGATGCACGAGAAGTTGTGGACGATCGGCCTCCACAAGGGCCAGTATCCTGCGCTGGTACAGTACGGCAAGGCCCGTGTGTGGCGTGACAACGACAAGGACGAAGTTCTTGACCCGGGCCCCACGGTGAGCGGCTACTACGGGATCAACTGCCACCGTGCAAAAGCGAAGGCAACGAGCACGATCGTTGACAAGTGGTCGGCTGCATGCCAGGTGATTGCCGACTCGAAAGACGACGATGTGAAGATGGAATGGGCGAACACACAGGTCGAACGGACAGGGATCGAAACCTTTGATTACATGCTCCTGGAGGACACGGATCTCAACTTTCTGAACGTCTAAACGCTATACCCGCAAGAGATTACCACGCCCCGAAAGAAAGTTCTTGACAAACGTTCCCCCATCCTTTATATTCAGGTGGGCACAGAAAACCCCCATTAGAAAAGGGACATCATGTCACGAAAGAATCCTGGTCGTCCACCGCTCCCCAAAGCCGTTACGAAACGTCATTTCCTGAAGTTCCGTTTGGGAGACGAGACTTCCCGTGATATACAGTTCTTGCTGACTGAGAAGGAAGCCGAGGACGCGTCGGAACTGATTCGGGGACTGATCTTCCGTGCCCGCAAACGAGTAGAAAGACGCATTGCCCGACAGAAGGCGAAAGCCCTGATGGGGTAAGCGTCGGAAAGGGGCATACAGCATGTCCGATCTGCTTACACACCGAACGAAGTATCTTTTATACAAAGAGACTCGTCCTCCCGACAGGAAAACGAGCATCTTCAACATTTTTGCTGCCCGCGGTGGCTTCCTTGGGCGCATCATTTGGTATCCACAGTGGCGACAGTACGTCCTTCAATCAGCAGAGGGGATCATCTTCAATCCCGATTGTCTGGACGAGATCTCATCATTCATCCGTCAACGCATGGAGGAAAGGAAACGTGGATCAAGAACAAAACGACGTCGGCGGTGAATCGTCCGAGGGTCCTGACGAACTTTCTCCCAAGCGGCGGCGACTAAACACTCAACACTATCATCAACTTACTTTCACAAGGAGGGTACAGTGGCAAAAATCACGATCACCGAAGGACTCGCGGAAATGAAGACG